AGTGTTTAAAGAAGGTTTAGTTGATAACATCAGTAACTATCTCGATCTTTATGTTGAGAAAACTTTACCGGCAGAAGAAATAAAAGAAGCTGTAAAAAACAAACATGCTATGACTATATTAGAAAATTTAAGAAAATCATTGAGTATCGACAAAATCATGGCAAATGACCAAATTCGTGACGCTGTGATCGACGGTAAGAGACAAATTGATGAAGCAACTAGTGTGATTGAAAAACTAAAGCATGAAAATGAGGTGCTCAAAGAGAGTAATTCCTCCAAGGAAGCAGGATTAACACTCGACAAGATGGTAGAAGGTTTGCCTGCCAGCAAGAAACGTCACATGGAAAAGCTTTTCGCAGGAAAGAGTGCTGAGTTTATCACAGAAAACTTTAAATATACATTAGAAATGTTCGAGAAAACAGAGAAACAAAAACTTGAAACTCTGAAAGAACAAGCTACTGAGTCCAAAACAGTTGCAGATCGACCTGTAACACAATCAAAGTCTGTTGTTAAAGAGAGTGTAGAACAACAAATCGAACAAACAGAACCTGGTAAGAACCAGGATAAACATTTATTTGATAACTACATGGGTGAACTCACCCGTTGGTAATCATAGTTGAGGCAATATTATAGCCTGAGTTAACAAGGAAACATTAGAAATTATGTCACAGGTAAAACCCGCACAATCATATATCGATCAAGAACGCGCAAGCGTGCTTCTTGAGAAATGGGCACCCGTACTCGACTACAGTTCCGACAACGTTAAATCGATCACAGATGATCATTCTCGCTTGAACACAGCGATTCTCTTGGAGAACCAAGAGAGCTGGTGCTTGAAAGAAGCTAACGTTGCTGGAGGCACTGGAGCCGTTTTCGGTGGACCAACAGCTGGGGCCGGAGCAACCGGTGGAGCTTTAACACCATTAGGTGATACTGCTTACGCTGCTGGAGACGCTCGACTTCCCAAGATCTTGATACCGATGATTCGTCGTACATTCCCTGAACTAATCACTAATGAGATCGTAGGTGTTCAACCCATGAGCGGTCCAGTAGGACTCGCTTTTGCAATGCGCTACAAGTACGAGAATGATGCCCTTGGTGCTGACGGAATTGATGGTAAAGCGTTCACAACGACCGCTGACACTCAAGCCGGCAATACTGAGCCCACCGCCTCTGGCGATGAAATTGGGTATCAAAAGCTCGACACTCGTTTCACGGGTGCTGAGTCTGATGGTCTCGGAGACGGTGACTTCACAACCAACATTGGCGAATTCGTCGATGATGACAGTGGTGTTGCTGCTTTGCTTAAGGATTACGAACTTACCGGTAAAATTCCACAGATGGTCGTTTCATTTGAAAAGACCGCTGTTGAAGCTGGTACTCGTAGGCTTGCTGCTCGTTGGAGTGTTGAACTTGAGCAAGATCTCAAGAACATGAACGGTATCGATATCGACACTGAATTGACAAACGCTATGTCGTATGAAATTCAGGCTGAAATCGACCGGGAAATGCTCATGAGAATGCTTCAAGTTGCTGCGTCTGCTGGAGCTGGTAAAGGTGTTAGCACCTGGAGCCCCGCTAGTGCAGATGGACGTTGGATGGCCGAACGTAATCGTGACCTTTATGCCAAGATCATTGTTGAAGCGAATCGTATCGCTATCCGCAACCGTCGTGGAGCTGCTAACTTCTTAGTTGCCACACCTCGTGTCTGCGCGATTCTTGAAATGCTCCCTGAGTTTCAGTGGATGCAAGTTCAAGGCAACGTGAACACACAACCAGTAGGTATTGCTCGTGTTGGTAATCTTGGTGGACGGTTTAACGTTTACCGCGACACACGTACAGAAGGACAATATGAGGACGGCAAACGCGGTTCTCGTCTCGAGTACATCCTCTTAGGATATAAAGGACCTGAGTTTTACGACACAGGTATCATTTATTGTCCGTACATCCCAGTGATGGTACAGAGGACAGTTGGTCCTAATGATTTTGCTCCACGCGTTGGTCTCTTGACCCGCTATGGTGTTGTTGACAACATCTTCGGAGCCGAACTTTACTACCACGTGATCGTGATTAAAAATCTCGGTGATTCGTTCACACCCGGCACACAGTCGGTGTACTTCGGATAATCTCAGATTA